AATAACGTTTAAGGATGACACCTGATTGAGACCAAGGATGGTCTTTAATAAGGAGGAGACATGCTGTCTTTGGACTTCAATAATGAGTTAGTCAAGGCTGCACCTATTGTTGGCACAGGTGTGGCTGATGGCGCTGCGAGGCTTTTCTTTGGGCTGAGTCTTAATGAGTGGTTCTATGTTGCCGCTATCGCCTACACAGTGGTTCAGATTGGTGCCAAGGTAGTCGATAAGATGATTGACTGGAAGAAAGCTAATAAGGAGTGATGTGTATGGAAAAAGATAAGAGCCTTATCACGTTCTTAGAGATGTTGGACACTGCGATGGCACAGCGTATGCTCGCTGACCTTTCGGACCCTGAGCGTCGGACTCCACAGCTCTACAACGCCATCAACAAACTGTTAGACCGACATAAGTTCCAGATTGGTAAGTTGCAGCCGGATGTTCACATCTTGGGCGGCCTTGCTGGTGCTCTTGAAGAGTACAAAGAGAAAGTCGGGGATAACGGTCTTACGGATGACGATATTTACACTTTACAGTGATATACTCAAGGCCACTACCTATAGTGGTCTTCATGGATGTCATTGTCTATACGAGATGCTCCTACGTGAAATCTGAAAGTTAACGGGAGGCATTATGCTACAATTTTTACGTAAGCTGGTCCCTTGGGTTCTCGCTGGGATGCTATTCGGATGGGGATGGCAACTTGGGGCAGACTCAATGGACGCCAAGTGGAAACAGGAGGTACAGAATGAGTACGTTAAGAGAGTTGAGGCTACAGCGAGCACTCAAAGAGCACTCAATGAAATATCGGCTAAGTATCAGGAAGACCTTGCCGCGCTGGAAGGGAGCACTGATAGGATTATTTCTGATTTGCGTAGCGACAATAAGCGGTTGCTCGTCAGAGTCAAAACTACCGGAACCTCCGATGGTAAGTGTGGATTCGAGCCTGATGGTCGAGCCGAACTTGACGACCGAGATGCTAAACGTATTCTCGCAGTGACCCAAAGAGGTGACGCGTGGATTCGCGCTCTACAGGATACCATACGTGAACTACAGCATAAGCAGGAGGTTAAACAATGAGGAAAGGTGTAGCCGCTCAGTCCAATCGTAATGCGCTCGTTGTGGCGCAACTAAAGGGTGACTTCGTGGCGTTCCTGTTCGTCTTATGGAAGGCGTTAAACCTTCCGGTGCCCACTAAGTGTCAAATTGATATGGCTAAGGTACTGGCGAATGGGGACAACAAGAAGTTCATCCTACAGGCTTTCCGTGGTATCGGGAAGTCGTTCATCACTTGTGCGTTCGTTGTGTGGTCCTTATGGCGGGACCCTCAGTTGAAGATACTTATCGTATCAGCTTCTAAAGAACGTGCAGACGCTAACTCCATATTCATCAAGAACATCATTGACCTGCTGCCGTTTCTCAGTGAGTTGAAGCCGAGACCCGGACAGCGTGACTCTGTGATTAGTTTTGATGTTGGTCCTGCTAGTCCTGACCACTCGCCTAGTGTGAAATCAGTAGGTATCACTGGTCAGTTAACTGGTAGTCGTGCTGATATTATCATCGCGGATGACGTTGAGATTCCGTCTAACAGTGCTACTATGGGTGCCCGTGAGAAGCTATGGACTCTCGTTCAGGAGTTCGCTGCATTACTTAAACCACTGCCTACTTCTCGTGTTATCTATCTTGGTACGCCTCAAACTGAGATGACTCTCTATAAGGAACTTGAAGATAACCGTGGGTACACCACTATCATCTGGCCTGCTCTATATCCAAGGACTCGTGAGGAGAATCTCTACTATGCCCAACGTCTGGCACCAATGCTCCGTGCTGAATACGAGGAGAATCCTGAGGCGCTGGCTGGCACTCCTACAGACCCTGTTCGATTCGATAGGGATGACCTACGTGAACGTGAGTTGGAATACGGTAAGGCTGGCTTTACGTTGCAGTTCATGCTTAACCCGAACCTGAGTGATGCCGAGAAGTACCCTCTGAGGCTCCGTGACGCTATCGTAGCGGCCTTAGACTTAGAGAAGGCACCGATGCATTACCAATGGCTTCCGAACCGTCAGAACATCATTGAGGACCTTCCTAACGTGGGCCTTAAGGGTGATGACCTTCACACATACCATGAGTGCTCGAATAACTCTGGTCAGTATCAACAGAAGATTCTGGTCATTGACCCAAGTGGTCGTGGTAAGGACGAAACAGGTTACGCTGTGCTGTACACCTTGAACGGTTACATCTACCTAATGGAAGCTGGTGGTTTCCGTGATGGCTACTCAGATAAGACCCTTGAGCTACTCGCTAAGAAAGCTAAGCAATGGGGAGTCCAGACGGTTGTCTACGAGAGTAACTTCGGTGACGGTATGTTTGGTAAGGTATTCAGTCCTATCCTTCTTAAACACCACAACTGCGCTATGGAAGAGATTCGTGCTCGTGGTATGAAGGAGATGCGCATTTGTGATACCCTTGAGCCAGTCATGCAGACTCATCGCCTTGTCATTCGAGATGAGGTCATTAGGGCAGACTATCAGTCCGCTCGTGATGTAGACGGTAAGCATGACGTTAAGTATTCACTGTTCTACCAGATGACTCGTATCACTCGCGAGAAAGGTGCTCTGGCACACGATGACCGATTGGATGCCCTTGCGTTAGGCGTTGAGTATCTCCGTGAGTCCATGCAGTTGGATTCCGTTAAGGTAGAAGGAGAGGTGCTTGCTGACTTCCTTGAGGAACACATGATGCGTCCTACGGTCTCTGCTACACATATCATTGAGATGTCTGTAGGAGGAGTTGATGTGTACTCTGAGGACGATGAGGGATACGGTACGTCTTTCATTGAGTGGTGATTTATGAGGCCAAGGAAGGCCGCTTTAAGGAGGTAATATGATAAGCAAGAAGAAGTATGTTATCGATAAGGAGACTGGTTGCTGGAACTTTAGGGGATGTAAGACGAAGACTGGTTATGGTCGCATTCGTGTGAACGGAGTCCATTGGATGGCCCACAGGTATTCCCTGAGTTGTCATCTAGGCAGACCGATAGCTGACGGAATGGTTGTGATGCACCTATGTGATAATCCTTCATGTGTTAACCCTGAGCACCTTAAGGAAGGGACTCAGAAGGAGAACATAGAGGACTGCATCTCAAAAGGTCGTGCAACTAAGGCCACAGGTAAACGTGATGCAACTAAGAGAGACCCTAGCGAGGAACGTAAGGCTATAGTGATTCGAAGATACCATAAAGGCTGGACCGCAACGTCCATAGCGAGATACCATAAGCTCTCTGTGGCGTGGGTAAAGAGGGTCATTGAGGATTACCTAAGTGATTGATATTTGAAATTAGTGATACAGGTCTAAGTATATGATTACAGACCATTATTCTAATTCGACTCACTATAGGGAGAAGCCTACCTAAAGATTACTATAAGACTTAAAGTTACCTATAAGGTAGGTTGTTATTATTGTTAATACAACCAACATAAAGGAGGGAGACTCATGTTCCGCTTATTGTTGAACCTACTGCGGCATAGAGTCACCTATCGCTTTCTTGTGGTACTTTGTGCTGCCCTTGGGTACGCATCACTTAATGGACACCTCAGTTCACTGGAGTCTACCGTTTGCTCTTTACTCACTTGTAGTGATTAAGGTCTTCCTGACCGACTGACGGCTCACCGAGGGATTCAGCGGTATGATTGCATCACACCACTTCATCCCTATAGAGTCAAGTCCTAAGGTATACCCGTAAAGAGCCTCTAATGGTCTATCCTAAGGTCTATACCTAAAGATAGGCCATCCTATCAGTGTCACCTAAAGAGGGTCTCAGAGAGGGCCTAAGGAGTCCCTAGAGGGTCCTTTAAAATATACCATAAAAATCTGAGTGACTATCTCACAGTGTACGGACCCAAAGTTCCCCCATAGGGGTACCTAAAGCCCAGCCAATCACCTAAAGTCAACCTTCGGTTGACCTTGAGGGTTCCCTAGGGGTTGGGTTGACCCTTGGGTTTACCTTTGAGTGTCTCCTTGTCCCTATCTGTTCAGTCTCCTAAAGTCACCTCCTAAAGTCCATCATCAAGCCAACGCCTAAAGAATACCCTTAAAGACCCATCGAGTCAATCCCTATCTTAAAGATATTCTAAAGACCATCCTAAAGACCATCCTAAAGCTGCCTTGTTGTTACCTATAAAGATATTGCCTTTAATCATCGTTATCCTAATTCGACTCACTATAGAGAGAGATAAGACTACTTAAAGGGGCCAAAGAGAGATTACCCCAAAATAATTTAAAAAAGAGTATTGACTTAAAGAGTCCTACCGGTTACTATTCATCTCGTCAACGGGACAACGGCCTAAAAGCCACTCCCTGAGATACCGGGGTCAACCGGATAAGTAGACAGCCTGATAAGTCATACGAAAAACAGGCATTGACAACACGCAGTAACATGCAGTAAGATACACAGCGTCAACACGGTAGCACGGTGTCTTCTAGGTGACTCAAGCGCACCACGGCACACAAAGCAAACAAAACGGTTGACAACATGCAGTAAACACGGTACGATGTACCACAGGCAGTAAGGGCGTAGGGATAGGAACCGAGAAACCTGCCCGTGACCCGCCAAGGATAAGGCACTAGCCATGAGTCGAATTCGGTCACTCATCGCATAAAAGAATAACAGGTTGACAGCCTCCTTTAAAAGCTGTAAGATGTACCACGAAATGACGGAACAGTGAGTCACCACACTGAAAGGTGATGCGGTCTAACGAAACCTGACCAAAGACGCTCTTTAACAATCTGGTAAACGGCTCTTGAGTGTACACACGTAGCGGATAACTCAAGGGTATCGCAAGGTGCCCTTTATGATATCCACTAACAACACTATGAGGTAACACACAATGGCTATGTCTAACATGACTTATAACAACGTTTTCGATCACGCTTACGAAATGCTGAAAGAAAACATCCGTTATGATGACATCCGTGACGCTGATGACCTGCACGATGCAGTGCATATGGCTGCTGATAATGCTGTTCCGCACTACTACAGCGACATTTTCAGCGTAATGGCAAGCGAGGGCATTGACCTTGAGTTTGAGGATTCTGGTCTGATGCCGGACACCAAGGACGTAATCCGTATCCTGCAAGCACGTATCTATGAGCAATTAACGATTGACCTTTGGGAAGATGCAGAAGACTTACTGAACGAGTATCTTGAGGAAGTCGAGGAGTCAGAAGAGTACGAGGAGGACGAAGAGTAATGGCTAACAACACCACGCAATACGGTCTGACCGCTCAAACTGTACTGTTCTATAGCGACATGGTGCGCTGTGGTTTTGACTGGTCGCTCGCAATGGAACACCTTAAGGAACTGTACGAAAACAACAAGGCAATAGCCTTGGAGTCTGCTGAGTGATAGGCTCAAGGTCGCTCAATATGAGTGGCCTTTATGATTATCACTTTAACATGCAATAGGACTAACACCATGAGTAAACTTCTGGCAACATCTAAAATCAAAGGTCAATGCACTGTAACACTGCGAGAGTATGATCACGGGGCAATGGGTAGCACCTACGTTGTGCGATACGGTAAACAAGTCACACATTGGGTGAACGAGGTTTTGGCGCAAGAAGAATACCAAGCCTGCGTGATACACCAAGCAACATGTGCAGGCTGGAATGACTGATGGCGCTATTTGCACGCACTGGATAATAGCCTTCTAGTCTACCCAGTGATAAACTCAAGGTCTCTCCTAGCGAGTGGCCTTTATGATTATCATTCTGAAACAGGTGTACCTATGTCACAACAAGCTAAAACTTGCATAGCGTGCGGTGAGTTCAAGCCGTTGACGCAATACTACAAGAATGCCTCATCCCTTGACGGTCACATTGGGACGTGTAAGGCATGCAAGGCCAAACAACAAAGGGAACGAAGGGCACGGAAAAGCAACGCAGAGAGATACACAAAGGAGGCAGCACGCCGCCGCACCAATCATCTGCGAGTAAACTACGGGATAGAAGAGGAAACCTATCGCAAGATGTACGAAGAACAGAACGGGGTCTGTGCAATATGTAAGCACCCTGAGAGTATTGTGGGAAGGAGTCTCTGTGTGGACCATTCACACATTACGGGAGAAGTCCGTGGGCTTCTATGCTCCAATTGCAACAGAGGGATTGGCTTACTCAAGGACTCCCCAGAGTTGGTACGAAACGCTTTTCACTACTTAACCGGTAAACTATAGGATGCACATTATGAAACACTACGTTATGCCTATCCACACCAAGAACGGCGCTACAGTTTGCACACCTGATGGCTTCGCAATGAAACAACGAATCGAACGCCTTAAGCGCGAACTACGCACCAATCGCAAGCTCAACAATATCTAATCACATTTAACACTGGAGAACGCACAAAGTGAACGCTATCGACATCATGAACGCTATCGACGCAATCAAAGCACTGCCAATCTGTGAACTTGATAAGCGTCAAAGTATGCTCATTGATTTGCTGGTCGAAATGGTAAACAGCGAAACGTGTGACGGTGAGATAACCGAGTTGAATATGCCGCTCGAATGTCAATACTGGTGGACTACCTTAAAGTGCCTGACCGCTGACGCTGGCTTCACGATGCTCGGTAATGGTCACTTCTCCGCTGCATATAGTCACCCACTGCTGCCTAACAGAGTGATTAAGGTGGGCTTTAAGAAAGAGGATTCAGGCGCTGCGTATATCGCATTCTGCCGCATGTATCAGGGACGCGCTGGTATCCCTAACGTCTACGATGTTCAACGTCATGCAGGCTGTTACACGGTGGTTCTCGATGCTCTGAATGACTGCGAACATTACGATAACGAGGATCATGTGAAGTATGCTACAATGGCAAGAGGCATTATTGATTATAACTCGGATGTATATGACAAGCGTACTGGATGGGATGGGGAGTTCGTCGAGACGTGCAAGCTAATCCGCAAGTTCTTTGAGGGAATCGCATCGTTCGATATGCACAGCGGTAACATTATGTTCGACGATAATGATGTACCGTTCATTACTGACCCTGTGTCGTTCTCACAGAAGAAAGACGGTGGCGTGTTCAGCATGGACCCTGAGGAACTCATCAAGGAAGTCGAGGAGGTCGCACGCCAGAAAGCAATAGACCGCGCCAAGGAGCGTAAAGCACGCCATGAGGGTCGCTTGCAAGCGCGTAGAGTCAAACGCATTAACCGTAAGGCACGTAAGGCACACCGCGCTAAGCGTGAAAGACTAACAGCACTATGGCGTATGAACGAGCGTCAAGAACGGCGTAACCATGAGGTAGCTGTAGATGCACTAGGAAGAACCAATAACGCTATGCTCTGGGTCAATATGCTCTCTGGGGGCTTTAAGGCGCTTGAGGAGCGAATCGCGCTGCGCTGGCGTAATGCTGACCGCATGGCTATCGCTAATGGTCTTCCGCTAAACATTGATAAGCAACTTGACGCAATGCTAATGGGCTGATAGTCTTATCTTACAGGTCATCTGCGGGTGGCCTGAATAGATACGATTCCTGACCGAAAGAGGTACAAAATGAGCACGATTAACATCGCTAAGAACGATTTCTCTGACATCGAACTGGCTGCTATCCCGTTCAACACTCTGGCTGACCACTACGGTGAGCGCCTAGCTCGCGAGCAGTTGGCCCTTGAGCATGAGAGCTATGAAATGGGTGAAGCACGTTTCCGCAAGATGTTTGAGCGTCAACTCAAGGCCGGTGAGGTTGCAGACAATGCAGCTGCTAAACCGCTGATTACTACTCTGCTGCCCAAGATGGTTACACGCATCAACGACTGGTTTGAGGAAGTGAAAGCTAAGCGCGGCAAACGTCCAACCGCTTTCCAGTTCCTGCAAGGAATCAAGCCGGAATCTGTAGCGTATATCACCATCAAGACTACCCTTGCTTGTCTGACGAGCGTTGACAATACAACCGTTCAGGCTGTAGCAAGCGCCATCGGACGGGCTATCGAGGAAGAAGCTCGCTTCGGTCGAATCCGTGACCTAGAAGCTAAGCACTTCAAGAAAAACGTTGAGGAACAACTAAACAAGCGCGTAGGGCACGTCTATAAGAAGGCATTCATGCAGGTAGTCGAGGCTGATATGCTCTCTAAGGGTCTACTAGGTGGAGAGGCGTGGTCTTCATGGCACAAGGAAGACTCCATTCACGTTGGGGTGCGCTGCATCGAGATGCTCATTGAGTCCACCGGAATGGTTAGCCTGCACCGCCAAAATGCTGGCGTAGTGGGCCAAGACTCTGAGACTATCGAGCTGGCACACGAATACGCTGAGGCTATCGCAACCCGCGCTGGGGCACTGGCTGGCATCTCTCCGATGTATCAGCCTTGCATAGTCCCTCCTAAGCCTTGGACTGGTGTAACTGGTGGTGGCTACTGGGCCAACGGTCGCCGCCCTCTGGTACTGGTACGCACTCACAGCAAGAAGGCACTGATGCGCTACGAAGATGTTTACATGCCTGAGGTATACAAGGCGATCAACATTGCGCAAAACACCGCTTGGAAAATCAACAAGAAAGTCCTAGCAGTTGCCAACGTGATAACCAAGTGGAAGCATTGTCCAGTCGAAGACATCCCTTCGATTGAACGTGAAGAACTCCCGATGAAACCGGAAGACATCGACACGAATCCAGAGGCGCTGACCGCTTGGAAACGTGCTGCTGCCGCTGTGTACCGTAAAGACAAGGCCCGTAAATCTCGCCGCATAAGCCTTGAGTTCATGCTTGAGCAAGCCAACAAGTTTGCTAACCGCAAGGCCATCTGGTTCCCTTACAACATGGACTGGCGTGGTCGTGTATACGCTGTGTCAATGTTTAATCCGCAAGGGAACGACATGACCAAAGGACTGCTGACACTGGCTAAAGGTAAACCAATCGGCAAGGAAGGTTTCTACTGGCTGAAAATCCACGGTGCTAACTGCGCGGGAGTTGATAAGGTTCCATTCCCTGAGCGCATCAAGTTCATTGAGGATAACCATGAGAACATCCTAGCGTGCGCTAAGTCCCCACTGGAAAACACTTGGTGGGCTGAGCAAGATTCTCCGTTCTGCTTCCTCGCGTTCTGCTTTGAGTACGCTGGGGTACAGCACCACGGCTTGAGCTACAACTGTTCACTGCCGCTGGCGTTCGATGGGTCTTGCTCTGGCATTCAGCACTTCTCCGCGATGCTCCGCGATGAGGTAGGCGGTCGGGCTGTTAACCTGCTGCCTAGCGAAACCGTTCAGGACATCTACGGGATTGTTGCCAAGAAAGTTAACGAGATTCTGCAATCAGATGCAATCAACGGGACCGATAACGAAGTAGTTACCGTGACCGATGAGAACACTGGTGAAATCTCTGAGAAAATCAAGCTGGGTACTAAAGCACTGGCTGGTCAATGGTTGGCCTACGGTGTAACTCGTAGCGTCACTAAACGTTCAGTCATGACGCTGGCCTATGGTTCCAAAGAGTTCGGCTTCCGCCAGCAAGTCCTTGAGGATACCATACAGCCAGCTATTGATTCCGGCAAAGGTCTGATGTTCACCCAACCTAATCAGGCTGCTGGGTATATGGCTAAGCTGATCTGGGAGTCAGTGAGCGTTACCGTAGTGGCTGCTGTAGAGGCCATGAACTGGCTTAAGTCTGCTGCTAAGTTGTTGGCTGCCGAGGTCAAAGATAAGAAGACTGGTGAGATTCTTCGCAAGCGTTGCGCGGTGTATTGGGTAACTCCTGATGGCTTCCCTGTGTGGCAAGAATACAAGAAGCCAATTCAGACTCGCTTGAACTTGATGTTCCTCGGTCAGTTCCGCTTACAGCCGACCATCAACACCAACAAGGACAGCGAGATTGATGCCCATAAGCAGGAGTCTGGTATCGCTCCTAACTTTGTACACAGCCAAGACGGTAGCCACCTACGTAAGACTGTAGTGTGGGCACATGAGAAGTACGGAATCGAATCTTTTGCACTGATTCATGACTCCTTCGGGACCATTCCGGCTGACGCTGCCAACCTCTTCAAAGCTGTTCGTGAAACGATGGTTGACACCTACGAGTCCTGCGATGTGCTTGCTGACTTCTACAGCCAGTTCGCTGACCAGTTACATGAGTCCCAACTGGATAAAATGCCAGCACTTCCGGCTAAAGGTAACTTGAATTTACGAGACATCTTAGAGTCAGACTTCGCGTTTGCGTAATAGCAAATTAATACGACTCACTATAGAGGGGCAAACTCAAGGTCACTTAAACGAGTGGCCTTTTATGATTGACCTTCTTCAGGTTAATACGACTCACTATAGGGAAGACCTTAAGGTTTAACTTTAAGACCCTTAAGTGTTAATTAAAGATTTAAATTAAAGATTACTAATAGAGGACTTTAAGTATGCGTAACTTCGAAAAGATGACCAAACGTTCTAACCGTAACGCTCATGACTTCGAGGCAACCAAGGGTCGTAAGTTTAATAAACCATTACGCACCCGTGCACATAAACGCTGCTGGGAGGGTCAGTAAGATGGGACGTTTATACAGTGGGAACCTGAATGACTTCAAGGCTTCTTGCAACAGGCTCTACCAGTTGGACCTTGCTGTTATAGTCGTTGAGCAGGAAGGTTCACCAAACATAAAGGCAACCATGTACCTTCGGATTGAAGACCGTACTGGTCGCATAGTTGCTCAGGAAGAGATTCACCACTGCGATGAAGACGTCCTGTACTCTATGGCAACCGCTTGGCTGAACCGTATGTACGACCAGTTGAAGGACTGGAAGTAATACGACTCACTAAAGGGACAATGCTTAAGGTCGCTCTAACTGAGTGGCCTTAGTCATTTAACCAATAGGAGATAAACATTATGATGAACATTAAGACCAACCCATTTAAAGCAACGTCTTTCGTAGAGTCTGCCATTAAGAAAGCTCTGGACAACGCTGGGTATCTTATCGCTGACATTAAGTATGATGGTGTACGTGGTAACATCTGCGTAGACAATACTGCTAACAGTTGCTGGCTCTCTCGTGTATCTAAAACGATTCCGGCACTGGAGCACCTAAACGGATTTGATGCGCGCTGGAAGCGTCTTCTGAATGATGACCGTTGCTTCTACAAAGATGGCTTTATGTTGGATGGAGAACTCATGGTCAAGGGAGTAGACTTCAACACGGGGTCCGGCATACTGCGTACCAAGTGGACCGACACTAAGAACCAAGAGTTCCACGAAGAGTTATTCGTTGAACCAGTCCGTAAGAAAGACAAGGTTCCCTTTAAGCTGCACACTGGGCATCTGTGCGTCAAACTGTATGCTATCCTCCCGCTTCACGTTGTAGAGTCTGGAGAAGACTGCGACATCATGACGCTGCTCATGCAGGAACACGTTAAGAACATGCTGCCTCTGCTACAGGAATACTTCCCTGAAATCGAATGGCAAGCGGCTGAGTCTTACGAGGTTTACGACATGGTGGAACTACAGCAACTGTATGAGAAGAAGCGTGAAGAAGGCCATGAGGGTCTCATTGTGAAAGACCCCATGGGAATCTATAAGCGAGGTAAGAAGTCCGGCTGGTGGAAGATGAAACCTGAGAACGAGGCTGACGGCATTATCCAAGGTCTGGTATGGGGTACGGAGGGTCTGGCTAACGAAGGCAAAGTGATCGGCTTTGAGGTGCTTCTTGAGAGTGGTCGTGTAGTAAACGCCACAAACATCTCTCGCGCCTTAATGGACGAGTTCACCAATACCGTAAACATTGAAGGTCGTGACTTCTACAACGGACACGCTTGCCAGATTAGCTACATGGAGGAAACACCAGACGGCTCTCTGCGTCACCCATCGTTCGTGTGTTTCAGAGGAACTGAGGACAATCCTCAAGAGAAAATTTAATCACAATGGCTCACCGAAAGGTGGGCCTTTCTGCGTTTAATACGACTCACTATAGGAGATACACATAATGATGTACTTACTTCCACTACTAATTATCATCGTCGGGTGTCTTGCGCTACACTATAGCGATGACGACATGCCCGATGGTCACGCTTAATACGACTCACTATAGGAGACACTATATGTTCCGACTTCATTTCAACAAAAGTCTTAAGAATTTCACTGTTCGCCGTGCTGACCGTTCAATCGTATGTGCGAGCGAGCGCCGAGCTAAGTTACCTCTTATTGGTGACACAGTTCCTTTGGCACCGAGCGTCCACATCATTATCACCCGTGGTGACTTTGAGAAAGCAATAGACAAGAAACGTCCGGTTCTTAGTGTGGCAGTGACCCGCTTCCCGTTCGTCCGTCTGTTACTAAAACGTATCAAGGAGGTGTTCTGATGGGATGCATAGCGTGCTTAGAGAAAGATGACCGTTATCCACATACCTGTAATAAAGGAGCTAACGATATGACCGAACGTGAACAAGAGATTATCATTAAGTTGATAGACAATAACGAAGGTCGCCCAGATGATTTGAATGGCTGCGGACTTCTCTGCTCTAATGTCCCTTGTCACCTCTGCCCCGCAAATAACGATCAAAAGATAACCTTAGGTGAAATCCGAGCGATGGACCCACGTAAACCTAAACTGGATAAACCAGAGGTAACTCCAACAGATGACCAGTCTTCCGCTGAGTCAATCGAAGGTGTCACTAAGCCATCCCATTACATGCTGTTTGACGACATTGAGGCTATTGAAGTGATTGCCCGTTCGATGACCAGTGAGCAGTTCAAAGGGTACTGCTTCGGGAACGTACTTAAATATCGCCTACGTGCTGGTAAGAAATCCGAACTGGCTTACTTAGAGAAGGACATGGCGAAAGCTGGGTTCTACGGTGAACTGTACGAGAAACATAAGGACAAGTGCTATGATTCTTAAGCCTAGCGAATGGTGCCACAAGATGTGGACTGAATGTATAGAACGTGGTGACGAGGAATCAGCCAGTCACTACATGGAACTTTACAACCAATGGCTATCGCGAGGTTATTGATATGTCAACTTTAAATACAGGTTCACTTAGTGTGGACAATAAGAAATTTTGGGCTACCGTAGAGTCCTCTGAGCATTCCTTTGAGGTTCCAATCTACGCGGAGACCCTAGACGAAGCTCTGGAGTTAGCCGAGTGGCAGTACGTTCCGGCTGGCTTTGAGGTTACTCGTGTGCGCCCATGTGTAGCGCCAAAGTAATACGACTCACTATTGGGGAAGACTCCCTCTGAGAAACTAAACGAAACCTAAAGGAGATTAACATTATGGCTAAGAAGATTTTCACCTCTGCACTGGGTACTGCCGAACCTTACGCTTACATCTCTAAGCCGGACTACGGCAACGAAGAGCGTGGCTTTGGGAACCCTCGTGGTGTATACAAAGTTGACCTGACTATTCCCAACAAAGACCCGCGCTGCCAACGTATGGTCGATGAAATCGTGAAGTGTCACGAAGAGGCTTATGCTGCTGCCGTTGAGGAATATGAAGCGAACCCGCCTGCTGTAGCTCGTGGTAAGAAACCACTGAAACCGTATGAAGGTGACATGCCGTTCTTCGATAACGGTGACGGCACGACTACCTTTAAGTTCAAATGCTACGCGTCCTTCCAAGACAAGAAGACCAAAGAGACCAAGCACATCAATCTTGTTGTGGTTGACTCCAAAGGTAAGAAGATGGAAGACGTTCCGATTATCGGCGGTGGCTCTAAGCTGAAAGTCAAGTATTCTCTTGTTCCGTACAAGTGGAACACTGCTGTAGGTGCTAGCGTTAAGCTGCAACTGGAATCCGTTATGTTGGTCGAACTGGCTACCTTTGGTGGCGGTGAAGACGATTGGGCTGACGAAGTTGAAGAGAACGGCTATGTTGCCTCTGGTTCTGCCAAAGCGAGCAAACCACGCGACGAAGAAAGCTGGGACGAAGACGACAGTGAGTCCTACGAAGAAGACGAAGACGGAGACTTCTAAGTGGCTGGCGCATACGCTGCGCGTGGTATCAGAAAGGTCGGGACATTCCGTTCCGGCCTAGAAGATAAAGTCTCTAAGCAGCTAGAGGGTAAGGGTATCAAGTTCGACTATGAACTGTGGAAAATCCCTTACGTTGTCCCTGCGAGTAACCATGTCTACACTCCAGACTTCCTGCTGCCTAACGGAATCTTTATTGAAACCAAAGGTTTATGGGAGAGTGACGACCGAAAGAAACACTTACTGATTCGCGAACAGTTTCCCGAACTGGACATCCGTCTGGTATTCTCAAGCTCACGCACCAAGCTGTACAAAGGGTCTCCGACCAGTTACGGTGAGTGGTGCGAGAAGCACGGCATACTGTTTGCTGACAAATTAATTCCGGTAGAATGGCTCAAAGAACCTAAAAAGGAGGTGCCATTTGACAAGTTAAAGCAATCTAAGGGAGGAAAGAAATAATGGCTCGTGTACAGTTTAAACCACGTGAATCTACTGACGCAATCTTTGTCCACTGCTCTGCTACTAAGCCAAGTCAGAATGTAGGTGTCCGTGAGATTCGTCAGTGGCATAAAGAGCAAGGTTGGCTTGATGTGGGGTATCACTTTATCATCAAGCGCGATGGTACCGTGGAGGAAGGCCGAGATGAGATGGCTGTGGGTTCTCACGCCAAGGGTCACAACCATAACTCAATCGGTGTCTGCCTCGTTGGTGGCATTGACGATAAAGGTAAGTTCGAAGCTAACTTTACGCCAGCCCAAATGCAATCCCTCCGCTCACTGCTTGTCACACTACTGGCTAAGTATAAAGGCGCTGTTCTTCGAGCGCATCACGATGTGGCTCCGAAGGCTTGCCCTTCGTTCGACCTTAAGCGTTGGTGGGAGACGAACGAACTGGTCACTTCTGACCGTGGCTAATTAATTGAACTCACTATAGGGAGACCACAACGGTTTCCCTTTGTTCGCAACGTTGATTAAGGATTAACCATATGGAATTAGAACAAGATAGTATATTCCTTTATCATGCTCCCTGCGAGAACTGTGGGTCTTCTGATGGTAACTCAGTGTATTCTGACGGTCATCAATTTTGCTTTGTATGTGAGCACAGAGTTCCAGCCTCAGAAGAACGCAAACAGGAGCTATCATCAAGAAGACGTATAGTCGGTGGAGGTAAACCAATGACCTACAACGTGTGGAACTTCGGGGAATCAAACGGACGCTACTCAGCGTTAACTGCCCGTGGCATCTCAAAGGAAACCTGCCAGAAGGCTGGGTACTGGATTGCTAAGGTAGACGGTGTGATGTACCAAGTGGCTGACTATCGCGACCAGAACGGAAACATTGTGAGCCAGAAGGTCAGAGATAAGGATAAGAACTTCAAGACAACTGGGAGTCACAAGAGTGATGCCCTGTTCGGGAAGCATTTGTGGAACGGTGGTAAGAAGATTGTCGTAACCGAAGGTGAAATCGACATGCTTACCGTGATGGAACTTCAAGACTGTAAGTATCCCGTAGTGTCATTGGGTCACGGTGCCTCTGCTGCTAAGAAGACATGCGCTGCCAACTACGAATACTTTGACCAGTTCGAGCAGATTATCCTGATGTTCGATATGGATGACGCTGGACGCAAGGCAGTCGAAGAGGCCGCACAGGTTCTTCCTGCTGGTAAGGTACGAGTTGCTGTACTCCCATGTAAGGATGCCAACGAGTGCCACCTGAATGGTCACGACCGTGAAATCATGGAGCAAGTCTGGAATGCTGGCCCGTGGATTCCTGATGGAGTGGTATCGGCTCTTTCGTTACGAGAACGAATCCGTGAACACTTATCGTCAGAGGAATCAGTAGGTCTACTTTTCAGTGGCTGTAGTGGTATCAACGATAAGACACTTGGTGCCCGTGGTGGTGAAGTCATTATGGTCACTTCCGGTTCCGGTATGGGTAAGTCAACGTTCGTCCGTCAACAAGCTCTCCAATGGGGCACAGCGATGGGCAAGAAGGTAGGCTTAGCGATGCTCGAGGAGTCCGTTGAGGAGACCGCTGAGGACCTTATAGGTCTGCATAACCGTGTCAGACTGAGACAATCCGACTCACTAAAGAGAGAGATTATTGAGAACGGTAAGTTCGACCAATGGTTCGATGAACTGTTCGGTAACGACACGTTCCATCTTTATGACTCATTTGCTGAGGCTGAGACCGATAGGCTTCTCGCTAAGCTGGCCTATATGCGCTCAGGCTTAGGTTGCGACGTAATTATCCTTGACCACATCTCAATCGTAGTGTCCGCTTCTGGTGAATCAGATGAGCGAAAGATGATTGACAACCTGATGACCAAGCTCAAAGGGTTCGCTAAGTCAACTGGGGTGGTGCTGGTCGTTATTTGTCACCTTAAGAACCCAGACAAAGGTAAAGCACATGAGGAAGGTCGTCCTGTTTCTATTACTGACCTACGTGGTTCTGGCGCACTTCGCCAACTATCTGATACTATTATTGCCCTTGAGCGTAACCAGCAAGGTGATATGCCTAACCTTGTCCTCGTTCGTATTCTCAAGTGCCGCTTTACTGGCGATACTGGTATTGCTGGCTACATGGAGTACAACAAGGAAACAGGCTGGCTCGAACCATCAAGTTACTCAGGGGAAGAAGAGTCACACTCGGAGTCAACGGACTGGTCGAATGACACTGACTTCTGACAGGATTCTTGATGATTTTAATACGACTCACTAAAGGAGACACACCATGTTTAAACTGATTAAGAAGTTAGGCAAACTGCTGGTTCGTTTGTATAACGTAGAAGCTAAGCGACTGAACGACGAGGCCCGTAATGAAGCCACACAATCACGTGCTCTGGCTATCCGCGCTAACGAACTGGCTGACAGTGCGTCCAATAAAGTTACCGAGGCAGCTCGCGTAGCCAACCAAGCCCAGCAACTTTCCAAATTCTTTGAGTAATCAAACAGGAGAAACCATTATGTCAAACGTAGCTGAAACTATCCGTCTATCCGATACCGCCGACCAGTGGAACCGCCGAGTTCACATCAACGTTCGTAACGGAAAGGCTACTATGGTTTACCGTTGGAAGGACTCTAAGTCCTCTAAGAATCACACTCAGCGTATGACGTTGACGGACGAGCAAGCACTGCGTCTGGTCAATGCGCTTACCAAAGCTGCCGTGACAGCAATCCATGAATCTGGTCGCGTCAATGAAGCTATGGCTATCCTCGACAAGATTGATAGCTAAGAGTGGTATACTCAAGGTCGCCCTAGTGGTGGCCTTCATGAATACTATTCTACTCACTATAGGAGATATTACCATGCGTGACCCTAAAGTTATCCAAGCAGAAATCGCTAAACTGGAAGCTGAACTCGAAGACGTTAAGTACCATGAAGCCAAGACTCGCTCCGCTGTTCACATTTTGAAGAACTTAGGCTGGACTTGGACACGACAGGCTGGCTGGAAGAAGCCGGAAGTTTACAAGCTGAGCCACAAGGTGTTCGATAAGGACACTATGACCCACGTCAAAGCTGGTGATTGGGTCAAGGTTGATACAGGAGCACATGGTGGATATGGTTATGTTAGGAGCGTAAGAGGCAACCTAGCACAAGTATCGTTTATAGAACGCATAGTATTTGACTGCGTTATAGCGCAAGAGTCGTCGAGGATGTATCCAGCTGATTGTCTGAGAGTTGTCTCATATGATGAACTCGTTCGTACATTTACAGGTAAGAAATAATGCCTAAGGAGAAATCAATATGATCGTTTCTGACATCGAAGCTAACGCCCTCTTAGAGAGCGTCACTAAGTTCCACTGCGGGGTTATCTACGACTACTCCACCGCTGAGTACGTAAGCTACCGTCCGAGTGACTTCGGTGCGTATCTGGATGCGCTGGAAGCCGAGGTTGCACGAGGCGGTCTTATTGTGTTCCACAACGGTCACAAGTATGACGTTCCAGCATTGACCAAACTGGCTAAGTTACAGCTTAACCGTGAGTTCCACCTTCCCCGTGAGAACTGTATCGACACCCTTGTGCTGTCACGCTTGATTCACTCTAACCTGAAGGACACCGATATGGGTCTTCTGCGTTCCGGTAAACTGCCGGGGAAACGCTTTGGGTCTCACGCTTTGGAGGCGTGGGGTTATCGCTTAGGCGAAATGAAGGGTGAATACAAGGACGACTTTAAGCGTATGCTCGAAGAGCAAGGTGAAGAATACGTTGACGGAATGGAGTGGTGGAACTTCAACGAAGAGATGATGGCCTATAACGTTCAGGACGTTGTGGTCACTAAGGCTCTCCTTGAGAAGCTACTCTCTGACAAACATTACTTCCCTCCTGAGATTGACTTTACGGACGTAGGCTACACTACGTTCTGGTCAGAATCCCTTGAGGCCGTTGATGTTGAACATCGTGCTGCGTGGCTGCTCGCTAAGCAAGAGCGCAATGGATTCCCGTTTGACACGAAAGCAATCGAAGAGTTGTACGTAGAGTTAGCTGCTCGACGCTCTGAGTTGCTCCGTAAATTGACCGAAACGTTCGGCTCGTGGTATCAGCCTAAAGGTGGCACAGAAATGTTCTGCCATCCGAGGACTGGTAAGCCATTGCCTAAATACCCTCGCATTAAGACACCTAAAGTTGGTGGTATCTTTAAGAAGCCTAAGAACAAGGCACAGCGAGAGGGCCGTGAGCCTTGTGAACTGGATACCCGTGAATACGTTGCTGGTGCTCCATATACTCCTGTAGAGCACGTAGTGTTTAACCCTTCGTCCCGTGACCACATTCAGAAGAAACTTCAAGAGGCTGGATGGGTCCCCACGAAGTACACCGATAAGGGTGCGCCTGTGGTGGACGATGAGGTACTCGAAGGAGTACGTGTAGATGACCCTGAGAAGCAAGCCGCTATCGACCTTATTAAAGAATACCTGATGATTCAGAAGAGAATCGGTCAGTCTGCTGAGGGAGACAAGGCATGGCTTCGTTACGTTGCTGAGGATGGTAAAATTCATGGTTCTGTTAACCCTAATGGAGCAGTTACGGGTCGTGCTACCCATGCGTTCCCCAACCTTGCGCAAATTCCGGGTGTACGTTCTCCTTATGGTGAGCAGTGCCGCGCTGCTTTTGGCGCTGAACATCACCTAGATGGACTTACAGGTAAGCCTTGGGTTCAGGCTGGTATAGACGCCTCAGGTCTGGAGTTACGTTGCTTGGCCCACTTCATGGCTCGCTTTGACAACGGTGAGTACGCTCACGAGATTCTTAATGGTGACATTCACACTAAGAATCAGATAGCTGCCGAATTGCCTACCCGTGATAACGCCAAGACGTTCATCTATGGGTTCCTCTATGGTGCTGGTGATGAGAAGATTGGACAGATTGTAGGTGCTGGTAAAGAGCGCGGTAAGGAACTCAAGAAGAAATTCCTTGAGAACACCCCTGCGATTGCGGCACTCCGAGAGTCTATCCAACAGACACTTGTTGAGTCCTCTCAGTGGGTAGCTGGTGAACAGCAAGTCAAGTGGAAACGCCGCTGGATTAAAGGTATGGATGGTCGTAAGGTACACGTCCGTAGTCCTCACGCTGCCCTGAATACCCTACTGCAATCCGCTGGTGCTCTAATCTGCAAACTGTGGATTATCAAGACCGAAGAGATGCTCGTAGAGAAAGGCTTGAAGCATGGTTGGGATGGGGACTTTGCGTACATGGCATGGGTCCACGATGAGATTCAGGTAGGTTGTCGTACCGAAGAGATTGCTCAGGTGGTCATTGAGACTGCACAGGAAGCGATGCGCTGGGTAGGAGACCACTGGAACTTCCGGTGTCTTCTGGATACCGAAGGTAAGATGGGTCCTAATTGGGCCGTATGTCACTGATTCTATAGGAGAAATTATTATGGCTATCACTAAGAAATTTAAAGTGTCCTTCGACGTTACCCTTAAGCTGGATAGTGAGACCGAAGAAATGATGCGCGAAAAGATTTTGGACCTTGCACATCGTGCTGGTGATGGTAAGGAGATTGCGCCTATGGACCGAGAGATGCTCGTTCAGGCCCTTACTCACGGCCCAGACGGTGCTGCTGCTTTTGTTGTACGTCAAGGACTCCGCAATGCCATCAAGGAGATGTTCGAAGAGATGGATGATGCGTCCTTGTTCAAAGCATCCCCAGCCACTGTACGGGAGGTGTTCTGATGTCTGACTATCTGAAAGTGCTGCAAGCAATCAAAAGTTGCCCTAAGACTTTCCAGTCCAACTATGTACGGAACAATGCGAGCCTCGTAGCGGAGGCCGCTTCCCGTGGTCACATCTCGTGCCTGACTACGAGTGGGCGCAACGGCGGTGCTTGGGAAATTACCGCTTCCGGTACTCGCTTTCTGAAACGAATGGGAGGGTGTGTCTGATGGTTCGTGACACTGTAACAATTCCTCGTGATGCGTGGAACGATATGCAGGGCTACATCGACTCTCTGGAACGTGAGAACGATAGCCTTAAGAATCAACTGATGGAGGCTGACGAATACGTGGCTGAACTAGAGGAGAAACTTAATGGCACTCCTTGACCTTAAACAATTCTATGAGTTACGCGAAGGCTGTGACGACAAGGGCATCCTCGTGATGGATGGTGACTGGTTGGTCTTCCAAGCTATGAGTGCTGCTGAGTTTGATGCCTCTTGGGAGGAAGAGATTTGGCACCGCTGCTGCGACCACGCTAAGGCCCGTCAGATTCTTGAGGATTCCATTAAGTCCTACGAGACCCGCAAGAAGGCTTGGATAGGCGCTCCGATTGTCCTTGCGTTCACCGATAGCGTTAACTGGCGTAAAGAACTGGTTGACCCGAACTACAAGGCTAACCGTAAGGCAACGAAGAAACCTGTGGGTTACTTTGAGTTCCTTGATGCCCTCTTTGAGCGAGAAGAGTTCTACTGCATACGTGAGCCTATGCTTGAGGGTGATGACGTTATGGGAGTTATCGCTTCCAATCCGTCTGCATTCGGTGCTCGTAAGGCTGTAATCATCTCGTGCGATAAGGACTTTAAGACAATCCCTAACTGTGACTTCCTGTGGTGTACCACTGGTAACATCCTGACTCAGACCGAAGAGTCCGCTGACTGGTGGCACCTCTTCCAGACCATCAAAGGTGACATTACCGATGGTTACTCTGGGATTGCCGGATGGGGCGATACCGCTGAGGACTTCTTGAATAACCCGTTCATAACCGAGCCTAAAACGTCTGTGCTTAAGTCTGGGAAGAACAAAGGCCAAGAGGTTACCAAGTGGGTTAAACGTGCCCCTGAGCCTCATGAGACGCTTTGGGACTGCATTAAGTCCATCGGTGCTAAGGCTGGTATGACCGAAGAGGACGTTATCAAGCAGGGCCAGATGGCTCGCATCCTACGGTTCAATGAGTACAACTTTATTGACAAGGAGATTTACCTGTGGCGACCGTAGCGTATATTGGCATTGGTCTTTGTGTCCTAGGAATGTGCCTCATTGCGTGGGGCCTCTGGGATTTAGCCCGAATAATCAAGGCGTTACAAGACTCTAAGTGATAAACTCAAGGTCCCTAAATTAATACGACTCACTATAGGGAGATAGGGGCCTTTATGATTATTACTTTAAGATTTAACTCTAAGAGGAATCTTTATTATGCTAACACCTATTAACCATTTACTTAAGAACCCTAACGATATTCCAGACGTGCCTCGTGCAACCGCTGAGTATCTACAGGTTCGATTCAACCATGCGTATCTCGAAGCGTCTGGTCATATAGGATTTATGCGTGCTAGTGGTTGTAGTGAAGCCCACATCTTGGGTTTCATTCAGGGCCTACAGTATGCCTCTAACATCATTGACGAGATTGAGATGCGTAAGGAACAACTAAGAGAAGATGGGGAGGATTGACCTTATGTGTTTCTCACCGAAAGTTAAAGTTCCGAAGATGGATACCAATCAGGTTCGAGCCGTTGAACCAGCGCCACTGACCCAAGAAGTCTCAGGCGTGGAGTTCGGTGGGTCTTCTGATGAGACGGATACCGAGGGCACCGAAGTGTCTGGACGCAAAGACCTCAAGGTCGAACGCGATGATTCCGTAGCGAAGTCTAAAGCAAGCGGTACTGGCTCAGCTCGTATGAAATCTTCAATCCGTAAGTCTGCATTCGGAGGTAAGAAGTAATGTCTGAGTTCACATGTGTGGAGGCGAAAAGTCGCTTCCGTGCAATCCAATGGACTGTAGAGCGCCTTGGGTTGCCTAAGGGATTCGAAGGACACTTTATTGGTTACAGCCTCTACGTTGACGAAGTTATGGACATGTCTGGTTGTCATGAAGAGTACATTCTTGACTCTACCGGAAAACATGTAGCGTACTTCGCGTGGTGCGTAAGCTGTGACATTCACCATAAAGGTGACATTCTGGATGTAACGTCCGTTGTCATTAATCCTGAGGCAGACTCTAAAGGCTTACAGCGATTCTTAGCGAAACGCTTTAAGTACCTTGCAGAACTACACGATTGCGATTGGGTGTCCCGCTGCAAACATGAAGGCGAGACAGTGCGTGTATACTTTAAGGAGGTATAAGTTATGGGTAAGAAAATTAAGAAGGCCGTGAAGAAAGTCACTAAGTCCGTTAAGAAAGTCGTTAAGGAAGTGGCTCGTCCGGTTAAACAGGTTGCCAGTGGTCTGGCTGGTGGTGCTGGTGAGGCACAGGTAGTCGAAGTGCCAACTCCTACTGCCGCTGCTACTCCTGCTGCACAGATTGTGGACGTACCTGAGAAAGAGGTTTCCACTGAGGACGAAGCACAGACCGAAAGCGGACGTAAGAAAGCCCGTGCTGGTGGTAAGAAGTCCTTAAGTGTGGCTCGTAGCTCCGGTGGCGGCATCAATATTTAAGCAGGAGGTGACACATGGAGAATTGCATCGAGTGGACTAAAGGTACTAACCAGAAGGGTTACGGTAGGAAGTGGGTTGATGGTAAGTTGGTTTCTGCGCATCGCCACGCCTATGAAGAAGTACACGGTCCTATTCCAGATGGTCTTGTAGTGATGCATCTCTGTGACAATCCTAGATGTTATAACGTGGAGCACTTGACTCTTGGGACTCATGCAGACAACTCAGATGACAAGGTGCGTAAAGGTAGACAAGCAAAAGGTGAAACTCTAAGTAATAAACTTACTGAGACAGATGTTTTGACCATTCGCGCCTTAGACCTACCACATGCTGAGATAGCCAAGATATACGGTGTTAGTCAATCCACCATAACTCGCATAATTAGACGCGACACATGGAGGCATATCTAATGGCTGAGAAACGAACAGGACTTGCGGAGGATGGCGCAAAGTCTGTCTATGAGCGTTTAAAGAACGACCGTGCGCCTTATGAGACGCGTGCCCAGAATTGCGCTCAATATACCATCCCATCATTGTTCCCTAAGGACTCCGATAACGCCTCTACAGACTACACAACTCCGTGGCAAGCCGTGGGTGCTCGTGGTCTAAACAATCTAGCATCTAAGCTCATGCTGGCCCTGTTCCCGATGCAGACTTGGATGCGACTTACTATATCTGAATATGAAGCAAAGCAGCTACTGAGTGACCCAGATGGACTCGCTAAGGTTGATGAGGGCCTCTCAATGGTAGAGCGCATCATTATGAACTACATTGAGTCTAACAGCTACCGAGTGACACTCTTTGAGGCTCTCAAGCAGTTAGTCGTTGCTGGTAACGTCCTGCTGTACCTACCGGAACCAGAAGGGTCGAACTATAATCCCATGAAGCTGTACCGATTGTCTTCTTATGTGGTCCAACGAGACGCATTCGGCAACGTTCTGCAAATGGTGACTCGCGACCAGATAGCTTTCGGGGCACTCCCTGAGGATGTCCGTAAGGCTGTAGAAGGCCAAGGTGGTGAGAAGAAACCTGATGAGACCATTGATGTGTACACTCACGTCTATCTGGACGAAGAATCAGGAGAGTATCTCCGCTACGAAGAGGTTGAAGGTATGGAAATTCAAGGCTCCGATGGGTCTTACCCTAAAGAGGCTTGTCCGTACATCCCGATTCGAATGGTTCGACTAGATGGTGAATCATACGGTCGTTCGTACATTGAGGAATACTTAGGCGACTTACGGTCCCTTGAGAATCTCCAAGAGGCTATCGTTAAGATGTCCATGATTAGCTCTAAGGTTATCGGCTTAGTGAACCCTGCTGGTATTACCCAGCCACGCCGACTGACTAAAGCTCAGACTGGTGACTTCGTTACAGGTCGCCCAGAAGACATCTCGTTCCTACAATTGGAGAAGCAAGCGGACTTTACTGTGGCTAAGGCAGTCAGTGACGCTATCGAGGCTCGCCTTTCGTTTGCCTTTATGTTGAACTCTGCGGTTCAGCGCACTGGTGAACGTGTGACCGCCGAAGAGATTCGGTACGTTGCGTCAGAACTTGAAGACACTTTGGGTGGTGTCTACTCAATCCTTTCTCAAGAATTACAATTGCCTCTGGTACGAGTGCTCTTGAAGCAACTGCAAGCCACGCAACAGATTCCTGAGTTACCTAAGGAAGCCGTAGAGCCGACCATTAGTACAGGTCTGGAAGCAATCGGTCGTGGTCAAGACCTAGATAAGCTGGAACGTTGTGTCTCTGCATGGGCTGCTCTGGCCCCTATGCGTGATGACCCAGACATTAACCTTGCGATGATTAAGTTACGCATTGCCAACGCTATCGGTATTGACACTTCTGGCATCCTTCTTACCGAAGAGCAGAAGCAACAGAAGATGGCTCAACAGTCTGTGCAAATGGGTATGGACAATGGTGCTGCTGCGCTTGGTCAAGGTATGGCTGCACAGGCTACAGCTTCACCTGAGGCTATGGCTGCTGCCGCTGATTCCGTAGGTTTACAGCCGGGAATTTAATACGACTCACTATAGGGAGACCATCCAGATTGAGTGAGGTCTGGTCTCAAGGTTCGAGTCCTTGGGTGTCCCTTAGTTCTTTAAATTGGAATGGAGATAACAATAATGGCTGAATCTAATGCTGATGTATACGCGTCCTTTGGCGTAAACTCCGCTGTGATGTCTGGTGGTTCCGTTGAGGAACACGAGCAGAATATGCTGGCTCTGGATGTTGCTGCCCGTGATGGCGATGATGCAATCGAGTTAGCGTCTGACGAAGTGGAAACTGAGCGTGACCTGTATGACAACTCTGACCCATTCGGTCAAGAGGACGATGAGGGACGCATTCAGGTTCGCATTGGTGATGGTTCTGAGCCGACTGATGTGGACACTGGGGAAGAAGGTTTTGATGGCACAGAAGGTTCCGAAGAGTTTACCCCGCTCGGTGAAACTCCAGAAGAACTGGTAGCCGCCTCTGAGCAACTTGGTGAGCACGAAGAGGGCTTCCAAGAGATGATTAACATTGCTGCCGAGCGCGGTATGAGTGCTGAGACCATTGAGGCAATCCAGCGTGAGTACGAGGAGAACGAAGAGTTATCCGATGCGTCATACGCTAAGCTGGCTGAAATTGGTTACACTAAGGCTTTCATCGACTCGTACATTCGTGGTCAAGAAGCTCTGGTGGAGCAGTACGTAAACAGTGTCATTGAGTACGCTGGTGGTCGTGAGCGTTTTGACGCGCTGTACAATCACCTTGAGACGCACAACCCTGAGGCTGCACAGTCGCTGGACAATGCGTTGACCAATCGTGACTTAGCGACCGTTAAGGCTATCATCAACTTGGCTGGTGAGTCTCGTGCTAAGGCGTTCGGTCGTAAGCCAACTCGCAGTGTGACTAATCGCGCTATTCCTGCTAAACCTCAAGCGACTAAGCGTGAAGGCTTTTCTGACCGTAGCGAGATGATTAAGGCTATGAGTGACCCTCGGTATCGTACAGATGCAAACTATCGTCGTCAAGTCGAACAGAAAGTAATCGACTCGAACTTCTGATAGACTCTGAAATTAATACGACTCACTATAGGGAGACCACAAAGGTTTCCCTCTAGAAATCATTCTTTGTTTAACTTTCTTAAGAAGGAGACATACATATGGCTAACATGACTGGTGGACAGCAACTGGGTACTAACCAAGGTAAAGGTGTAGTTGCTGCTGGTGATAAACTGGCGCTGTTCTTGAAGGTATTTGGCGGTGAAGTCCTGACTGCATTCGCTCGTACCTCCGTGACTACCTCTCGTCACATGGTCCGCTCCATCTCCAGCGGCAAATCTGCTCAGTTCCCTGTTCTGGGTCGCACTCAGGCAGCGTATCTGGCACCGGGTGAGAACCTCGACGATAAACGAAAAGACATCAAGCACACCGAGAAGGTCATCACCATTGATGGTCTCCTGACGGCTGACGTTCTGATTTACGATATTGAGGATGCTATGAACCACTACGACGTTCGCTCTGAGTATACCTCTCAGTTGGGTGAATCTCTGGCGATGGCTGCGGATGGTGCGGTTCTGGCTGAAATTGCTGGCCTGTGTAACGTGGAAAGCCAATATGACGAGAACATTGAGGGCCTCGGTACTGCTACAGTAATTGAGACAACTCAGGAAAAGTCTGACCTTACCGACCAAGTTGCGCTGGGTAAGGAGATTATTGCGGCTCTGACCAAGGCTCGTGCGGCTCTGACCAAGAACTACGTTCCGGCTGCTGACCGTGTGTTCTACTGTGACCCAGATAGCTACTCTGCGATTCTGGCAGCACTGATGCCTAATGCTGCAAACTACGCTGCACTGATTGACCCTGAGAAGGGTTCTATCCGCAACGTTATGGATTTTGAGGTTGTAGAAGTTCCTCACCTCACCGCTGGTGGCGCTGGTACTACTCGCGAGGGTACTACCGGTCAGAAGCACGCCTTCCCTGCCACTAAGAGTGGTAACGACAAGGTGGCTAAAGACAACGTTATCGGCCTGTTCATGCATCGTTCTGCGGTTGGTACTGTGAAGCTGCGTGACTTGGCTCTGGAACGTGCTCGTCGAGCTAACTTCCAAGCGGACCAGATTATCGCTAAGTACGCAATGGGCCACGGTGGTCTTCGCCCAGAAGCTGCTGGTGCAGTGGTTTTCAAAGCGGGGTAATGCAGGAAGTGACCTCAACGGTCGCTGCTAGTACCGAAGAGGTAAGCATTACTGCCGAAGAGAGTCTAACTCCAGCACAAAAAGCTGCCCGTACACGCGCTGCTAACAAAGCCCGAAGGGAAGCAGAGTTGGCTGCTGCTGCCGCTGCTGAGTAATAACTAGCATAACCCCTTGGGGCCTCTAAACGGGTCTTGAGGGGTTTTTTGCTGAAAGGAGGAACTATATGCGCTCATACGATATGAACGTTGAGACTGCCGCTGAGTTATCCGCTGTGAACGACATTCTGGCATCTATCGGTGAACCTCCGGTATCGACGCTTGAGGGTGACTCTAACGCAGACGTAGCGAACGCTCGGCGCATTCTCAACAAGATTAACAGACAGATTCAGTCTCGTGGCTGGACGTTCAACATTGAGGAAGGAGTAACGCTTCTGCCTGATGTGTTCTCCAACCTGATTGTATACAGCGACGACTATTTATCCCTAATGGCTACTTCTGGTCAATCCATCTACGTGAACAGAGGTGGCTATGTGTATGACCGAACGAGCAAAACAGACCGCTTTGACTCTGGTATTACCGTGAACATTATCCGTCTTCGAGACTACGATGAGATGCCTGAGTGCTTCCGTTACTGGATTGTCACTAAGGCTTCCCGTCAGTTCAATAACCGATTCTTTGGGGCACCGGAAGTAGAGGGCGTACTTCAAGAAGAGGAAGATGAGGCTAGACGTCTCTGTATGGAGTACGAAGTGGACTACGGTGGGTACAATATGCTGGATGGTGATGCGTTCACTTCTGGTCTACTGACTCGCTAATAATTAATAAGGAGGCTCTAATGGCACTCATTAGCCAATCAATTAAGAACTTGAAGGGTGGCATCAGTCAACAGCCTGACATCCTTCGTTATCCAGACCAAGGGTCACGCCAAGTTAATGGTTGGTCTTCGGAGACCGAGGGCCTCCAAAAGCGTCCACCAATGGTTTTCCTTAAGACCATAGGTGGTAGTGGCGACTTAGGTTCTGCACCTTATATCCACCTGATTAACCGAGATGAGAACGAGCAGTATTATGCTGTGTTCACTGGAAGCAGTATCCGTGTGTTCGACCTTGCTGGGAACGAGAAGCAGGTACGTTACCCCACAGACGGCTCTTCGTATATCCAAACAGCCAACCCTCGGAATGACCTGAGGATGGTCACAGTTGCTGACTATACGTTCATCGTCAATCGTAACGTCCGAGTCACAAGGAATACAAACTCTGTGAACCTAGCTGGGTTTAACCCTAAGCAGGATGCTTTGATAAACGTTCGCGGTGGTCAATATGGTCGAACATTGCAAATCATGATTAACGGTGGAACACAAGCGTCCTACCAGATTCCTGATGGTTCCCAACCAGCGCACGTTAATAATACTGACGCTCAATGGTTGGCAGAAGAGTTGGCTAGACAGTGTAGGGCCAATGCGCCGGGATGGACGTTCAACGTTGGTCAAGGTTTCATCCACATTATAGCACCTGCTGGACAACAGCTTGATTCCCTCATGACGAAGGATGGCTACGCTGACCAGTTGATTAACCCTGTTACTCACTACGCTCAGTCGTTCTCTAAGTTGCCGCCTAATGCCCCTGATGGGTACATGGTGAAAATCGTAGGTGATTCCTCTAAGTCTGCCGACCAGTATTATGTTCGGTATGACGCTACACGTAAGGTATGGACTGAGACACTAGGCTGGAACGTTAATAACCAACTACTGTATGAGACCATGCCACACGCTCTTGTACGGGCGTCTGATGGTAACTTTGAGTTCAGGTGGCTTGAGTGGGTACCAAAGACTTGTGGTGATGATGATACCAACCCTTGGCCTTCCTTCATGGACTCTACGATAAATGACGTGTTCTTCTTCCGTAACCGTTTAGGTTTCCTTAGTGGGGAGAACATTATCTTGAGTAGAACAGCTAAGTATTTCAACTTCTACCCAGCGTCCATCGCTAACTTGAGTGATGATGACCCTATCGACGTGGCTGTAAGTACCAACCGAATCGCTACACTTAAGTATGCCGTTCCGTTCTCAGAAGAGTTGCTCATCTGGTCAGACGAAGCACAATTCGTTTTGACTGCATCTGGTACTCTTACTGCACGTTCCGTTGAGTTGAACCTAACGACTCAATTTGACGTGCAGGACCGAGCGAGGCCGTTCGGGATTGGTCGTAACGTTTACTTTGCGAGTCCACGGTCCAGCTTTACGTCCATCCATCGGTACTACGCAGTGCAGGATGTGAGTTCCGTTAAGAACGCCGAGGACATTACAGCGCACGTTCCGAACTACATACCTAATGGTGTGTACAGTATCTGCGGCTCAGGAACTGAGAACTTCTGTTCGGTTCTCTCTCAGGGAGACCCAAGTAAAATCTTCATGTACAAATTTCTGTACCTCAATGAAGAGTTGAGACAACAGTCGTGGTCACATTGGGATTTTGGGGAAAACACGCAGGTGTTAGCGTGTCAGTCCATCAACTCAGATATGTACATTATCCTACGTAATGAGTTCAATACGTTCCTAGCAAGGGTATCCTTTACGAAGAATGCTATTGACCTCAGTGGTGAGCCTTATCGTGCCTTTATGGATATGAAGATTCGCTACACGATTCCATCTGGGACGTATAACGATGATGCCTATGAGACAGCCATTAACTTGTACAGTATCTATGGGGCAACCTTTGGTCGAGGGAAGATTACCGTTCTGGAACCTGATGGTAAGATTAACGAATTTGAACAACCTCAGGCTGGTTGGAACACTGACCCTTGGTTGCGACTGAGCGGTAACTTAGATGGCAAGACTGTGTTCATTGGGTTCAATATTGACTTCATCTATGAGTTCTCTAAGTTCCTCATCAAGCAGACTGCCGACGATGGGTCTACCTCCACGGAAGACATAGGTCGCTTACAGTTACGCCGAGCGTGGGTTAACTATGAGAATTCTGGTACGTTCGATATTTATGTCGAGAACCAATCGTCTAACTGGAAGTACACTATGGCTGGTGCCCGCTTAGGTTCGAATACATTGAGGGCTGGGAGATTGAACCTAGGGACTGGACAGTATCGCTTCCCTGTAGTTGGTAACGCTAAGTACAACACTGTGTACATTGCATCCACTGAGACTACCCCATTGAATATCATTGGGTGTGGCTGGGAAGGTAACTACTTACGGAGAAGCTCCGGTATCTAACTACTAACGGTTCTCCCTATGGTGACAATTAATACGACTCACTATAGGGAGAACAATACGACTACGGGAGGGTTTTCTTATGATGATTATAAGACCTACTAAAAGTACAGACTTTGAGGTATTCACTCCGGCTCACCATGACATTCTTGAAGCTAAGGCTGCTGGTATTGAGCCGAGTTTCCCAGATGCTTCCGAGTGTGTCACGTTGAGCCTATATGGGTTCCCTCTAGCCATTGGTGGTAATTGTGGGGACCAGTGCTGGTTCGTAACGAGCGACCAAGTGTGGAGACTCAGTGGAAAAGCTAAGCGAGAGTTCCGCAAGTTAATCATTGAGTATCGCGATAAGATGCTTGAGAAGTATGATACTCTTTGGAATTACGTGTGGGTAGGCAATACGTCTCACATTCGTTTCCTCAAGACTATCGGTGCGGTATTCCATGAAGAGTACACATGCGATGGTCAATTTCAATTATTCACAATAACGAAAGGAGGGTGATTTATGTGTTGGCCTGCTGCAATACCAATCGCACTAGCTGGCGCTCAGGCTATCGGTAGTCAGAACGCTCAAGCTAAAATGATAGCCGCACAGACAGCCGCTGGTCGTCGTCAAGCCTTTGAGCTTATGAAGCAGACGAACATCCAGAATGCTGACCTATCGTTGCAAGCTCGAAGTAAACTCGAGGAAGCGTCCGCTGAGTTGACCTCACAGAACATGCAGAAGGTCCAAGCTATGGGGTCTATCCGCGCGGCTATCGGAGAAAGTATGCTTGAAGGTTCCTCAATGGACCGCATTAAGCGAGTAACCGAGGGTCAGTTCATTCGTGAAGCCAATATGGTCACGGATAACTACCGTAGAGACTACCAAGCAATCTTCGCGCAGCAACTTGGTGGAACTCAAAGTGCTGCAAGCCAGATTAGCGAAATCTATAAGGGTGAACAGAAGCAGAAGAGTAAACTACAGATGGTTCTGGACCCACTGGCTATCATGGGGTCTTCCGCTGCGAGTGCTTACGCATCCGGTGCGTTTGACTCTAAGCCCACAACTAAGGCACCTATTGTTGCCGCTAAAGGAACCAAGACGGGGAGGTAATGAGCTATGAGTAAAATTGAATCTGCCCTTCAAGCGGCACAACCGGGACTCTCTCGGTTACGTAGTGGCGCTGGTGGTATGGGCTATCGTGCAGCAACTACTCAGGCCGAACAGCCTAAGTCAAGCCTATTGGACACCATTGGTCGGTTCGCTCAGGCTGGTGCTGATATGTATACCGCTAAGGAGCAACGAGCGCGCGACCTAGCTGACGAACGCTCTAACGAGATTATTCGTAAGCTGACTCCTGAGCAACGCCGAGAAGCTCTCAACAACGGGACCCTGCTGTATCAGGATGACCCATACGCTATGGAAGCACTACGAGTCAAGACTGGTCGTAACGCTGCGTACCTAGTTGATGATGACGTTATGCAGAAGGTCAAAGAAGGTGTATTCCGTACTCGTGAAGAGATGGAACAGTATCGCCATAGTCGTCTTCAAGAGGGCGCTAAGGCATACGCTGAGCAGTTCGGTATTGACCCCGAGGACGTTGATTATCAGCGTGGTTTTAACGGAGACATTACCGAGCGTAACATATCGCTGTATGGTGCTCACGATAACTTCTTGAGCCAGCAAGCTCAGAAGGGTGCCATCATGAACAGCCGAGTGGAACTCAACGGTGTCCTTCAAGACCCTGATATGCTTCGCCGCCCAGACTCTGCTGACTTCTTTGAGAAGTACATCGACAACGGTCTGGTTACTGGGGCAATCCCATCTGATGCTCAAGCCACACAGCTTATAAGCCAAGCGTTCAGTGACGCTTCTAGCCGTGCTGGTGGTGCTGACTTCCTGATGCGAGTCGGTGACAAGAAGGTAACACTTAATGGGGCCACTACGACTTACCGAGAGTTGATGGGTGAAGAACAGTGGAATGCTCTCATGGTCACAGCGCAACGTTCTCAGTTTGAGAATGACGCTAAGCTGAACGAGCAGTACCGCTTGAAGATTAACTCTGCGCTGAACCAAGAGGACCCTCGTACTGCGTGGGAGATGCTTCAAGGTATCAAGGCTGAACTCGATAAGGTTCAACCTGATGAGCAGATGACACCGCAACGTGAGTGGCTAATCTCGGCACAGGAACAAGTCCAGAATCAGATGAACGCATGGACGAAGGCTCAAGCCAAAGCTCTGGATGACTCAATGAAGTCTATGAACAAACTTAACGTAATCGACAAGCAATTCCAGAAGCGAATCAATGGTGAGTGGGTCTCAACGGACTTTAAGGATATGCCAGTCAACGAGAACACTGGTGAGTTCAAGCATAGTGATATGGTTAACTACGCCAATAATAAGCTCGCTGAGATTGACCGCATGGACATCCCAGATAGCGCCAAGGACATGCTGAAGTTGAAATACCTTCAAGCGGACTCTAAGGACGGGGCATTCCGCACAGCAATCGGAACTATGGTGACTGACGCTGCTCAAGAGTGGTCTGCCGCTGTTATTAACGGTAAGTTACCAGAACGAACCCCAGCTCTGGATGCTCTACGTAGAATACGTAATGCCGACCCTCAGTTGATTGCTGCGCTATACCCAGACCAAGCTGAGTTATTTCTGACGATGGACATGATGGACAAGCAAGGTCTTGACCCTCAGCTTATTCTTGATGCCGACAGACTGGCTGTTAAGCGGTCCAAAGAGCAACGCTTTGAGGATGATAAAGCATTCGAGTCTGCACTGAACGCATCTAAGGCTCCTGAGATTGCCCGTATGCCAGCGTCACTGCGCGAATCTGCACGTAAGATTTATGACTCCGTTAAGTATCGCTCAGGGAACGAAAGTATGGCTATGGAGCAGATGACCAAGTTCCTTAAGGAATCTACCTACACGTTCACTGGTGATGATGTTGATGGTGATACCATTGGTGTGATTCCGAAGAACATGATGCAAGTCAACTCTGACCCGAAATCATGGGAGCAAGGTCGGGATATTCTGGAGGAAGCCCGTAAAGGAATCATAGCGAACAACAAGTGGATTACCAATAAGCAACTAACCATGTATTCTCAAGGTGATTCCATTTACCTTATGGATACCACTGGTCAAGTGCGAATCCGGTATGACAAAGAGCTGCTCGCTAAGGTCTGGAGTGAGAACCAGAAGAAACTTGAAGAGAAAGCACGCGAGAAGGCATTGAAGGATGCCAACAAGCGAGCACCTATCACTGCCGCTACTAAGGCCCGTGAAGCTGGAGCTAAGAGAGTACGGGATAAACGTAAACAGGTTCCTAAGTTCATCTATGGACGTAAGGAGTAATTAAGGCTACATAAGGAGGCCCTAAATGGATAAGTACGATAAGAACGTACCAAGTGAGTATGACGGTCTGTTCCAAAAGGCGGCTGATGCCAACGGGGTCTCTTATGACCTTTTACGTAAAGTCGCTTGGACAGAATCACGGTTTCAACCCACAGCCAAGTCTAAAACTGGACCACTGGGCATGATGCAGTTCACCAAGGCCACGGCTAAGGCTATGGGATTGCGAGTAACAGATGGTCCTGATGACGACCGACTTAACCCTGAATTGGCTATCAACGCTGCCGCTAAGCACCTTGCAGGTCTGGTAGGTAAATTTGATGGTGATGAACTCAAAGCTGCCCTTGCGTATAACCAAGGCGAGGGACGCTTGGGGAATCCACAACTTGAAGCGTACTCTAAGGGAGACTTCTCATCCATCTCCGAGGAAGGTCGTAATTATCTGCGCAATCTTCTGGATGTAGCTAAGTCTCCTATGTCTGGACAACTGGAAGCATTTGGTGGCATCACCCCAAAGGGTAAAGGCATTCCGGCTGATGTTGGACTGGCTGGGATTGGTCATAAGCAGAAAGTGACACAGGAACTTCCTGAGTCCACAAGTTTTGACGTTAAGGGTATCGAACAGGAGGCTCCGGCGAAACCATTCGCCAAGGACTTTTGGGAGACCCACGGAGAAACACTTGACGAGTACAACAGCCGTTCAACCTTCTTCGGATTCAAAGACGCTGCCGAAGCTGAACTCTCCAACTCAGTCGCTGGGATGGCTTTCCGTGCTGGTCGTCTTGATAATGGTTTTGACGTGTTTAAAGACACCATTACGCCGACTCGCTGGAACTCTCACATCTGGACTCCAGAGGAGTTAGAGAAGATTCGCACAGAGGTTAAGAACCCTGCGTACATCAACGTGGTGACTGGTGGTTCTCCTGAGAATCTTGACGAACTCATCAAGTTAGCTAATGAGAACTTTGAGGCGGATTTACGGAAATCAGAGGCCGGACTAGGAGCACAGCTTAGTGCTGGTATTATCGGTGCTGGTGTGGACCCACTCAGTTATGTTCCTATGGTTGGTGTGACTGGTAAGGGCTTTAAATTAATCAATAAGGCGCTTGTTGTTGGCGCTGAGAGTGCAGCACTTAACGTAGCCTCCGAGGGACTTCGAACCTCTGTGGCTGGTGGTGACTCGGACTATGCAGGCGCTGCCTTAGGTGGTTTTGTGTTTGGTGCTGGTATGTCCGCAATCAGTGACGCTATCGCTGCTGGACTAAAACGGGGTAAGCCGGAAGCTGAGTTCGACAATGAGTTCATTGGTCCTATGATGCGAATGGAAGCCCGAGAGACAGCGCGTAACGCCAACTCTGCGGACCTCTCTAGGATTAACACTGAGAACATGAAGTTTGAAGGTGAATACAAAGGCGTTCCTTATGAGGAACTTCCGACCGAAAAGGGTGCTGTGGTTCTCCATGACGGCTCCATACTTAGTGCGAGCAACCCAATCAACCCCAAGACTCTCAAAGAGTTCTCCGAGGTTGACCCTGAGAAAGCGGCACGAGGTATCAAATTAGCAGGGTTCACTGAGATTGGGTTAAAGACCTTAGGCTCAGACGACGCTGATATTCGACGGGTAGCTATTGACCTAGTGCGGTCTCCTACCGGAATGCAATCAGGTTCCTCAGGCAAGTATGGCTCAACAGCTTCTGACATTTTCGAGAAACTTCGTGGCACTGACCAGCGTACTTACAACGACCTGTATAAGGCAATGTCTGACGCGATGAAAGACCCTGAGTTCTCCACTGGAGGCGCTAAGATGTCTCGCGAAGAAGCTCGTTACACTATCGAGCGTCGAGTGGCCTTGGCTATTGAGAACCCTGAGCTACAGAAGGCTTTAACTCCTAACGAGCGAATCGTAATGGACATCGTTAAGCGCCATTATGACACCAAGCGTGAACTCATGGAGAACCCTGCTGTCTTTGGTAATACGAAGGCTGTGAGCATCTTCCCAGAGAGTCGCCACAAGGGCACATATGTTCCACATGTGTACGACAAATACGCTAAGGCACTCAAACTTCAACGCTATGGTGCTGAGGGCTTACAGGAAGGTATCGCTCGGTCATGGATGTGTAGCTACGATTTGAGACCTGCGGTAAAGGCCCGTATTGACGAAGCACTTAAAGAGATGCACGGTGTAGAGGAAGTCACTCATGATATGGTGTATAAGTACGCTATGGATAAAGCATACGGTATCTCTCACTCAGACAGGTTCACTAATAGCTCCATCATTGAGGAGAACATTGAGGGTCTTGTTGGTATTGAGAATAACTCATTCCTTGAAGCACGAAACCTCTTTGACTCCGACTTAGCAATCACCATGCCAGATGGTGAGCAATTCTCTGTGAACGATTTGAGGGACTTTAGTATGTTCCGTATCATGCCAGCGTATGACCGCCGTATCAACGGTGACATCGCAATCATGGGGTCTACTGGTAAAACCACTAAGGAACTTAAGGATGAGATTTTAGCTCTCAAAGCGAAAGCTGAGGGTGACGGTAAGAAGACTGGCGAGGTTCACGCTCTAATGGATACCGTTAAGATTCTTACTGGGCGTGCTAGACGCAATCAGGACACTGTGTGGGAAACCTCACTGCGTGCCATCAATGACCTAGGGTTCTTTGCTAAGAACGCCTATATGGGCGCTCAGAACCTTACGGAGATTGCTGGGATGATTGCCACTGGTAACATGCGCGCTCTTGGTCATGGTATACCAATTCTACGTGATACCCTCTACAAGTCTAAACCAGTTTCCGCTAAGGAACTTAAGGAATTACACTCGGCTCTATTCGGTAAGGAGGTGGACCAGTTGATTAGACCTCAACGTGCTGACATAGTGCAGCGTCTAAGGGAAGCAACTGATACAGGACCTGTGGTTGCGAACATTGTAGGGACCTTGAAGTATTCCACACAGGAACTAGCTGCTCGCTCTCCGTGGACTAAGCTGCTTAATGGAACCACTAACTATCTTCTGGATGCTGCGCGTCAAGGTATGCTTGGGGACGTTATTAGTGCTACCCTATCTGGGAAGACTACCCGTTGGGAGAAGGAAGGATTCCTCCGTGGCGCGTCAGTTACACCTGAGCAGATGAAAGGAATCAAGGCACTCATTAAGGAACACATGGTGCGTGGTGAGGATGGTAAGTATACCGTTAAGGATAAGCACGCGTTCTCTATGGACCCAAGGGCTATGGACTTATGGCGACTGGCTGACAAGGTAGCTGACGAGGCAATGCTGCGTCCGCATAAGGTGTCCTTACAGGATTCACATGCGTTCGGAGCATTAGGTAAGATGGTGATGCAGTTTAAGTCTTTCACCATTAAATCCCTTAACTCTAAGTTTCTGCGAACCTTCTACGATGGGTACAAGAACAACCGAGCGATTGACGCTGCGCTGACTGGTATCATCTCTATGGGTCTCGCTGGTGGTTACTACGCTATGGCTGCACACGTCAAAGCGTATGGAATGCCTAAGGAGAAACGTAAAGAATACTTGGAGCGTGCATTGGACCCAACCATGATTGCCCACGCTTCGTTGTCTCGTAGTTCTCAATTAGGTGCTCCTTTGGCTATGGCTGACCTAGTTGGTGGCCTGTTCGGGGTTGAGTCCTCAAAGATGGCTCGCTCTACGATTCTGCCTAAAGACACCATGAGGGAGCGTGACCCTAATAAGCCTTATACCTCGTGGGAGGTAATGGGTAATATGGGTTCCAACATTCTTGAACAGATGCCATCGGCTGGATTTGTGGCTAACGTTGGGGCTTCCCTACTTAATACTGCTGGCGTGGTGAATGCTCCTAACAAAGCCACTGAGCAGGACTTCATGACTGGTCTCATGAACTCCACAAAAGAGTTAGTACCAAACGACCCATTGACGCAACAGCTTGTGTTGAAGATTTATGAGGCGAATGGTGTTAACTTGAGGGAGCGTCGGAAATAATACGACTCACTATAGGGAGAGGCGAAAGAATCTTCTCCCTGTAGTCTCTTAGATTTAATTTAAGGAGGTCAAATGGCTAACGTAATTAAGACCGTTTTGACTTACCAGTTAGATGGTTCGAATCGAGATTTTAACATCCCGTTTGAATATCTAGCCCGTAAGTTTGTAGTGGTAACTCTCATTGGTGTTGACCGTAAGGTCCTCACACTCAATACAGATTATCGCTTTGCTACGCGTACTACTATCTCGCTAACCAAATCTTGGGGACCTGCGGATGGTTACACTACCATTGAGCTGCGCCGAGTAACCTCCACGACTGACCGTCTGGTTGACTTTACGGATGGCTCGATCCTGCGTGCGTATGACCTTAACGTGGCTCAGATTCAGACTATGCATGTGGCAGAAGAGGCCCGTGACTTAACTGCTGATACTATTGGTGTCAACAATGATGGTCACTTGGATGCCCGTGGTCGTCGTATCGTGAACCTAGCGAACGCTGTGGATGACCGTGACGCTGTTCCGCTTGGTCAACTAAAGACGATGAACCAGAACTCTTGGCAAGCTCGCAATGAGACTCTACAGTTCCGTAATGACGCTGAGGGTTTCCGTAATGACGCTGAGCGGTTCATGAACTCTGCTAGTGCTTCGTCTGATTCGGCTAACTCCGCTAAGGATGCGGCCCATCAATCCAACGTGGAAGCGTATCAACATCGCCTTGCTGCGGAAACAGCTAAGACCGCTGCTCAGCAGTCAAACGTAGAGTCGTACACTTGGTCTAATAAGTCCAAGGAGTACGCCGAGTCTGCCTCTATGGATGCTGCGAAAGCTGAGCAACAAGCTAACCGCGCTAAGACCGAGGCTGACAAACTAGCTAATACCAACGCGTTTGCTGCTACCTTGAAGACAGTTCAGGGTGGGACCGTTGAGTGGCACAAAGAGTGGGGACTCAAGGCTAACAGCTTCGATGCACTCAGTGATATTACTGCCCTAAACGGTACGATGAACTCTATGGACGTTCGAGCGTCTCGTAACGTAGCAGTAGCTGGTGTGACTTACCCTCAGGGGGGCATTCAGCAGACTATCGGTACTAACCAGTGGAACCATCTTGTACGGCTGCATATTAACGGTAGACCAAGCTGGGTGGGGGATAAACAAGGACTCCACTTAGCATGGAACGAGAATGGAAGTGGTGAGGCAGACTTAATCTGCAACCAAGGTGCTGGGGCTGGAGGCTTCCTCTTTAGGACTGTGAACGACAAGGACAACGTAGAGATTGGTCGTGTCACCTTTACTGGTGCTGGTGCTGTGCACGCTAACCACTTCCAAGTCGGCCATAGTCGCATGGAGTCCAACGGGAACGTAGTGGCTGGTAGCGTACTGTATGCTGGGAATGGTTCCAGTCAAATGGCTCCAGACGGGAACGTCCATGGTCCTCTTTGGGGCGGCTGGCTGTCCAGCTACCTGAACAATAGGTACCTTTTCGCTAAGCCGCCTGGAGGGGTTCAGTTATTTACCTCTCGCGGTGGGGACTACCTTGAGGGCGTTGTGGATAACCAAGCCGTTGGGTTCCGGTGGTTCCTATCAGACAGAAGGCTTAAGGAAAACATAAATGTTCTACGCTCAGCCGACGATATGCTAAATATCATCCGGTCGTACATCCCAGTCACGTACAAGTATAAGGATTCGGAGTATACTGATAACCGTGGGAGAACTATTACTGTTACTGGTAAGAAGTCTCGTGCAGGCTTCATTACTCAGGACTTGATTAGAATCTGGCCCGAAGCAGTGGATGTTCTATCGGACGGTATGCAGTCCCCAGACCCTAACCAAATCATCGGTGGACTAATGCTTCTTGTTAAGAACCTAGATGAGCGGGTTCAGGAGCTAGAGAAGAAGAATAACGTTTAAGGATGACACCTGATTGAGACCAAGGATGGTCTTTAATAAGGAGGAGAC